CATTATATTGAATTAAGATCAGCAAATGGAACTCAAAAAGAACATATGGATATTGCTAATGCATGCAAATCTATTTTTATAGATACCTTCCCTACCATTTCTGAAGCTCTGGAGTGGAGCTAAATACTAACATTGTTGAACAATTATGCCTACTTATCCTGTGAAAAATAAAGTGACTGGAGAGGAAAAAGAACTCTCTATGTCTATGAAAGCATATGATGATTGGAAAAAGGAGAACCCAGACTGGGATAAAGACTGGTCAAAGGGTTGTGCTACTGCATCACGTGAGTTTAAGTGGACAGGAGAAGCAGCATCTAGTGGGTGGAATGAAGTATTAGATAGAGCATCCAAACAACCTGGTGCTAATGTTCGTAAAAACCGTGATTATAGTTTCTAAGTATGGCAAGAAAAAAACCTTCTGCAGGTATTGGCACAAATCCCGTTCCTTTTGGAATGAGTCTCAAACAAATGAAAAGGAAAAAACCAATCAATCTTGATTTAATCAAGAAGATTGAACCTCTCACAGATAACCAACAAGTATTCTTTGACTCTTACAAAGAGGATAAGAACTTAGTTGCTTACGGTTGTGCAGGTACAGGTAAAACTTTCATTACTTTATATAATGCATTAATGGATGTTCTTGATCCCAAGAGTCCATATGAAAAGATCTATATTGTTAGATCTTTAGTTGCAACTCGTGAAATAGGATTTTTACCTGGTGATCATGATGATAAATCATACCTTTATCAGATACCATATAAACATATGGTTAAGTATATGTTCCAGATGCCAGATGATGCATCATTTGATATGTTATATGGAAACTTGAAAGCACAAGATACCATTGATTTTTGGAGTACATCTTTTATCAGAGGAACTACTTTTGATAGAGCAATAATAATTGTAGATGAATTTCAGAATCTAAACTTCCATGAATTAGATTCTATGATTACAAGAATAGGACAAGATTCTAAAATTATGTTCTGTGGAGATGCAACTCAAACAGACTTAGTGAAACAGAATGAGAGGAATGGTATTGTGGACTTCTTACGCATCTTGCGTAATATGCCATCTTTTGATATAATAGAGTTTGGTGCAGATGATATCTGCAGAAGTGGTCTAGTCAAAGAGTATATCATTTCTAAACTTGAACTTGGAATAGAACTTTAATGTTTAATCATGTAAATATAGATCTTCCTTCTTTAAACAAAGAAACTATTGATGGTGTCAGATACTATGATGTTCCTGGCAATGCAAAACTAGTTTCAATTACATCTATCACTAGTTGGATCAACAGAGAAATCTTTCGTGAATGGAGAGCAAGAGTTGGAAATGAACAGGCAGATAAAGTAACCAAGGCTGCTACAAGTCGTGGTACTGATATGCATACTCTTACTGAATATTATCTTAAGAATGAAGAATTACCAGAGGTACAACCTCTATCAGAATATCTTTTTAAACAATCAAAACCTCAATTAGATTTGATTGATAATATTCATGCTCTAGAAAAATCAATGTACAGTTTGCAGTTAGGTATTGCAGGAACTGTTGATTGTATTGCTGAGTACAATGGTGAACTGGCTATCATTGACTTTAAATCTTCTAAGAAACCAAAACCACGTAAGTGGATTGATCATTACTTTGTTCAGTGTGCTGCATATGCTTGTATGTTGTATGAGTTAACAAACATACCAGTGAAAAAATTTGTAATCTTAATGTCTTGTGAAAATGGAGAATGCGTAGTTTATGAAGAGTATAATAAAAAGAAATATATCAAATTACTCTCTGAATACATTAGAGAGTTTGTTACTTTCAAATTACAAGAATATGGCAAAAGCTGATGGAAAAAATCTAGAGAAGTTAATAGAAAATAAATTCTATTGTGCTAAAAGATTCACTGAAGCAATTGAAACTCTTGCTCATGAAAAAGAAGGTATGAGTTATGTTGATGCCATTGTACATTTTTGTGAACAGAATAATATTGATGTAGAATCTGTTCCTAAATTAATTACTAAACCTTTGAAAGAAAAACTAAAAGGTGAAGCAATGGAATTAAATTTGCTTAAGAGAACATCTCATGCTAAACTCCCTTTATAATGCCAACTAAATCTGAATTAATGCACTACAGACTTCAAGCATGGTTACGTGAGAACCAATGTGAGGAGTTTGAATACTTAGGTCAAAGACCTGATTCCTTAGGAGTACCACAACATTGGTATCGTATTGCTGATCATGAAGTTACCGCAGATCAGGTTGAAGATCTTGAATTGATGGATGATGCTGAAAGTGAACCCCTTTGAAACCTACAAAACATTTATAGGTATGAAGTCACACTTCATAAGAGAGAAGTATGACTATGCAAGATATGGAAATAAATTATCTAAATTAACTGTACAAGGATTTTATAAAAGAAGAGATAGAATGTTCTTTGAAAGAATGTCTAGACAGTATAATGATCAGGAAATACAAGATTTTTTCATTGCTAATTTTGCTACTGATGAAGATCCATCTACTGTCTATATGCCAAATATTATTAAGAATGGAGAGAAGACATATACATCTTGGAAAAAGAGAATACAATCATTAGCATATACATTTACAGAGGAAGCACATAAGTTGTTTGATGATCAAAAAGTAGATGATATATTTGATTGTTCTAAGGGACATCCACCAATATTAAAAAGTTATTTAAGAGGTGACACAAGTTTGGAAAGTATGGTAATATATGATAGAATACTAGGGTACAGGAGCAACTTTGATAAACAAATATCAGAGCATGATCCTGTATGGGGAATGGTGAGTATGAAGATAAGAAAGTACACTCCTTTCCTAAATATAGATGTATTCCGTTATAAAAAAATTCTAAAAGAGATTGTTTCACAATGAGATTTTTAGACTCAGAAATTGTTCAAAAAGAGATGAAAGACATTGAGACTTTACAAAAAAAAGTCTATGGTAATGTCTTTAATTTTCCTAATATGAACAGAGAGGATAAAATACTTCATATTGAACTTCTTGAAGAATTAATAGAAAAACAACAGATTTTCTATAAGAGATTGAGTCTCTCTGATGACCCTAAGGCAAAGGAGATACGAAAAACTGTTATGGATAGTGCTGAAATGTTTGGATTTAAATCTGATGGTGATTTGTCATTGATGTTTGCACAAATGTCAGCGGCAATTGGTGAAATGAAAAAACAACTTGACAAGTCGTAAATTTACATTATAATAACTGAGTACAAACAAGCCAAATACAACAAATACGAGGTAAACAAAATGGGTTTTAAAGACCTTAAAAAGCAGAGTTCTTTGGGTTCTCTAACTAATAGATTAGTTAAAGAAGTAGAGAAAATGAACAATGCAGGTGGCGGGAATGTAGATGATCGTCTCTGGAAACCAGAGGTTGATAAGAGTGGCAATGGATATGCTGTTGTCAGATTTCTACCAGCACCAGATGGAGAAGAACTTCCATGGGTAAAACTATTTTCTCATGCATTCCAAGGACCAGGTGGATGGTATATTGAGAACTCACTTACCACAATAGGACAAAAAGATCCTGTTGGTGATCTTAACAGGACACTATGGAATAGTGGTAATGATACAGATAAAGATACTGTAAGAAAACAGAAGCGTAAGTTATCTTACTATAGCAACATCTATGTTGTTAAAGATCCTTCTAATCCTCAAAATGAGGGTAGAGTATTTCTTTACAAGTATGGTAAGAAGATCTTTGATAAGATCATGGATGTAATGCAACCTGAGTTTGAAGATGAGACACCAATCAACCCATTTGATCTATGGGCAGGTGCAAACTTCAAATTGAAGATTGTTAAAAAGGATGGTTTCTGGAATTATGATAAGTCAGAATTTGACTCTCCTAATCCATTATTGGAAGATGATGATGCACTAGAAGCAGTATGGAAGAAAGAATTTTCTTTAACTGCATTTACTGCAAATGATCAGTTTAAAACATATGATGAGTTAAAGACTCGTTTAGATTATGTTTTAGGAGCAAAGGCAAAGTTACAAGTAGCTCAAGAAACTGAGTATGATAACTATGCTGCTCAAGAGACACAGAAAGTAACTGAAGAAGAAGTTCTTAAGAAATTAGAAACTTCCTATCAAGAAAGCAAAGCAGTTGAACCTGTGAATGCACCTTCTTCTGAAGAGGAAGAAGATCCACTAAGTTACTTTGCTAAGTTAGCAGAAAGTTAATTAGGTCAAAACAAAATTGACTTTTTAATTCCAAAATACTGGGAAAAAAACTCCCAGTATTTTTTTGTGCCTATTACTTTTTTTTTATTCGTATATTCTTATGTTTTCGCCTTTGACAACTCTCTTAGAAACATACTGAGTGCTTCCTTTTGGATACTTCATGACTTTCTCTATTTCCTCAATAATTAATCCAATAAATCTAGGTTTGATTATGTTTATATTTCTCTTATCATCATTTATTCTATTTTCATAAACTTCATTAGTAATTTCAGTAACTATTTCTGTACTAATAGTTTGTTGAACTCCTAAACCAGTATCAAAGAAAGTAATAGAGAAATCAGATGCAACTTCTAGACCTTCTGGAACAATTACCTTTCCAACAGAATTTTTTATTTCTCTTGTTTCATAATGATGAATATTTTGAAGTGCTGCATCTGAACCATACTTATTAATTAAGTAATTATAGTATGAAGTATGTTCTAGTGGCCACTCCTGTTGTACATTAACAATATTATTTGCAAGTAATACCATCCAATCTAGATTAGAATCACCATAAACTTTGAATGCTACATTGTCAGGTCTCTCATCAGTTATAATTTGATACTTTGTAAAAAAAGTCAAATCACTGAACACTTGTTCTGATATTTTAGTTCTTTTGAATAGATTTTTTACCCTAATATAATCTGATATGTTTTGCGCTTTGGGAAGACGACTAACATAGTCAAAATCTGGTATGTATCTAAAGTATTTTTTTGCCATTGTTAGAATCCCATGGTTTGTCCATTATCATTATATTCATCTGAGTAGATTGGTTCAATCTCACCAAATGACATGGCTATTTGATATGATGTCATAGATGGTTCACCTCTATATGTCATATAAGATCCATCTGGTGTATAGTTCACTGTAAAAGCAGTGCAAGCACATGGTTTAAATTTATTTAAGAATGGATGTTCTCTATTAGTGTCACCAAATATATATTCCAATTCAAAAATTCTAGGAGTTTTTAAGAATAATGCCTCTGTAGTTCTTTGGGGTGTCATATTTCTTTTCATTGCTCTAACCATTCTACGAACTATTCCTGCTTCTTCAGGATCTCTAGGAGTGAGTGTAAAGTTAAAATTAAAACTTCTTAAAGTAGGACCAGAAAATAATAATTCTAAATTAGGGTTAATAACTTGACCTGTAGAACGAGCTACTAAATTGTTTGCACCAACTGCTTGACCTGCAAA